TTTTAAACATTTCTACTTCGAAATCTTTTTCGTTATCACCGTAACGATACCATCCTGATACTTTAAATACTTTCATCTTGTTTGTTTTTTTTACAAATATATAAATTTATTTTAAATAAGCACTTGCAATCAAATACATTTTATGCATTTTATTTATTTCACCAATGTTTCTTGGTAAATTAATAACAACTTCAATGTTTTTCTTGTGGTGTATATAACATTGTATTACTGCAATTTGTTGTCCGTATGTCATAGTTTAAATTTTTATTAGTTAGCGTCGATTATCGCCGTGTAAAGATACAATTAATAAATAAAATAGTTCCCTTTGTTTGGATTTTCTAATTGGTAACCTACTGCATATCTTAAAGCATCAATTAAATGATTATGATTATCAATAGGTGTATTACTTTTCTTTTCTAACCAACAATAATTATTCAACTCTTTAATTAAATTAATTGATTCTGGCGTAACAATCAAATCATAATCTTGTAATAATGCTATTCCATAAGTCACAGAACCTTGACCTTTAATTGCTGGAACTATATTTAAACCTAATGTTTGTAATTCTGAAATCAATCTTGGTTCAGCACTATCAGCAACTATTAAACTATCAATACAATGCTGCTTATTTAAAGAGTAGATTTGCGAAGTTGTTAATGCTTGCAAACAAAACCTTTCACTAATGTAAATTCGTTTATTAGATGTATCTATATTGCATTCTACTAACGTTGTTGGGTCGTTACTAAAACCAAAATCTTGTCCAAATACTGACGCTCCAACTTGTTCGTACTTACCAATAGTCCAATTAGTAAATATAACTCCTTCTGCTTTATCTAACCATCCACCAAGTATTTGATGTTTATATTTTTCTGGTCTTCTTAATTTTATATTATCAATCTGATTTATAAAAGATTCTGAAAGATTTTCAATGTTATCTAAATACGTTGTATGAATGTATGTAGTATCACCTTTGACTAAATTACTACCAGATTGTATTCCTTTATCTTCAAAGAATTTCTTATATATAAAATGTTCTTTAGTTGCTGGATTTAATACAAGCAATACTCTATTCTGAATACCTTTTGTTCTTATACTAAAATCTATCTTTTCAAATGTTTCTTCGTCTGTTAGTTCTTCTGCTTCATCTAATACCCAAGTAGTAACTCCAGCTAATGATTTTAAGTTGGCAGTTTGTGTTCCGCTACTTGTTTTAATACCTTTAAAGAGTATCTTAGAACCAGTTTTTAAATTTACTATTTCATCTTTGGTTATATAAAAATCGTGGCTTAAATTAGCTGATTCAATTTTATCTATAAATTCTGGTATAATAGAAACGTTTGCCGAAGTTAATGTGTAACGTGTAAACAATATCACGTGTCCAACTTCATAAGTCAATAACAAAAGAAACGAGTTCAAAGAATAAGATTTCCCTGAACCACGTCCTCCAGTTATTACAAAGTATCTACTTTCGCTCCCAAGTAAATTGTACTTTTCATTAAGTTTTATTTCCAATTTTAAATATATCTTTTATATTAAAATCATTTACATTATGTGTTGCTTCTATTATCTCTTTTGGTTTCCCGAATATATGTTCAGCTACAAACAATTGTCCTCTTTGTGATTCCATCAATGTATTCTTTACGAATGCAATCTTAGTTTCATCTTCAGTATCTTTATTATAAAGTTCTTTTAATGCTTGAATAAATATATTATTTACTTTAGCTTCTTCTACTTTGGTTTTTCTGCCAGCAGATTTATTTCCACCATTGTATTTTCTTTTATCTTCCATATTCAAAAAAGTTATCATTATTGAATTTATAATAAATAAAACTTATAGTTGTTTACCATTTAGTTTTTTAAACCAGTTAGATAATTTAATTATCCATTGTTCTATTTTATTCCTCATCTTATATATATTTAAAATCACAATAACAATCTGGTTTTCTTCCACTAATTAAATTATAAAATACTGCTTTAGATATGTTATTCATCTCGTAACATTGTTTACCATTCTCATATATTTGTCCGTCAGATATTCTATAAACTTTTTTAGATTTACTTTTACCTTTTTTAGTTTTACTTTTAATTATTTCATTATTGTTATTTATTAAATTTTCAATAACAATCCAATCAGCATCAGTATAATCTTTTAAAAGTTTATCCCATAATTTATTTAGGTTGTCTTTTCTTAATGCTTCTATAACTTCTATCATTTTTCTCATCTTATTTCTTTTTAAATTGTTCTAATGCTTTTATTATATCTTTATTTGTAGGATAATTATAATGTTCTATTTCATATGCAAACCATTCGCAAAATGCTAATACTTCTTCCTCACAATAACTATTCTGTTGTTGCCATTTAACACCGTCTTTAAATATTTCTTTTATAGTCCAACTCATTGGGATTAGAACATACATTTCAGCAGCTTCTTCAAGTGTTTCTTTTTTCATCTTATTTCTTTTTAAATTGTTCAAACCATTCATTTAAATTATCATATTCTTCTGTAACTGCCCTTACCAATAATTGCAATACTTCTTCTTTACTATACATTTGTTTTTGTTGCCATTTAGCACCTTCGACAAATCCATCTCTTGAAGCTTCTTCAGTGTTATTGAAATCCAACCAAGTTTTACTGTATTCTAAAGACGCTGCTTTTAATTCTTTTTTCATCTTATTTATTTATTTTGTTCATATGGTAAAACGCATCCAGTCTAACTTGTATCAAATTATTCTTTTCAGTTCCATCTGTATCTACCATCAACTGGTTTAGTTTATTTATTATTTCAAAGTCAAACTCTTTATATTTATTTGCTTCTTTAATTAACTTTTCATTTGTTTCTTTTAATAGTTCATTTGCTTCTTGCAATCTATAAACTTCAGCGTTTAAATTCCTTTCAGTAAAACTCATATCTTTATTTATTTCATCATCTAATTTAAAATATCTTAATATTTCTTTTCTATGGTTTTTTAATTCTGCATTTGATTTTTCGTATATACTATAATTATTTAAAGAATGGATTACAGTAGCGTGATTAACTTCTAAACTATCTGCTATTTTTTGAAGTGTTATCTTTGGGTTTAGTTTCTTAATTGCGTGACAATATAATGAACGTGCTTCTACTACTTCTCTACGTCTTGTTTTTTCTTCAATGTTTATATTTGTTTCTTGAAGTATTATTTCTTTTAATCTTTCTGTTATTTCCATTTTATTTATAGTGTTTAGGATATGGTTGTTCTTTTAATAAACATTTCTTTTTCCATTTTTGATTTATAAATTTAATATATCTAAATTGTCTTAAAGTATGACTTGTACATCTTTCTTTATTTGCTTGTAATAAATCATATTTTTTACCTCCTGTTTTTTTACTTGTCATTATACTATTATGATAAATAATATTATCAAGTTCCCAAAAAGTTGAGGTATGTTCTCCAAAATAATTAAAAGAACAAGCTTGATAAACTATTCCAAACCCACCACATCTTTCATCTGCAAATGATTGAATCCATTTAATTTTAGGATATTTTCTTTTTATATATTTTATTGAAAAACTTATTGCTCTACTTTCTGGATATAAAGATTCTATTTCATCACTTAACCACATTCTATTAAGTTCTAAATATTCATCCATTGATGTTTCATTTACAACACTTCCACAACTTGCTGGATTCATTGCATAACCATATTGTAAAATACCTAATAATTTATTTTTAACATATAATCCTAAATGTATATAAGTTCCATTATATACTTTTTTAGAATAATGATTTTCAACTATTAATTTATTAGATATATCTCTTTGTATTTCTTTAATATAAAATTCATCATTTCCAAATCCAATACAATCAGCTTCGCCATATAAACTTATTTGTTCCGATAATATATATTTATTTTCCATTTTCTAATTGTTTTATTTTATCTTTTAAATATTTTATTTCATCTGAATAATCATATACTTGTCTAATTAATCTAATTATAATTTCTTTTTTACTTACTTTCATTATGTTTTTTATTCATTATTTTTAATTTTTGAATTACTACTTCTAATTCATATTGAATATATAATAATTCTTTATAAGTAAAACCATAAGGTGTTTCTATTTTAAATTCACTTGTATAATATAATTGTCCTGTTGAATTATCTAATTTAGCTTTATATTTCATTTTATTCTGTTTTTAGTTTTAATAAGTTCCAGCATTCAATATATCTTTGCTTTGCTTTTCCTTTATGTATTATTTTAAATAATTCATAAATCTTTTTAGTATATTGGTATTTAC